GGCGCGGTAATACCGGAAGGCGCGGAAGGCGCTTGATTGTAAATGATTTCGTAATTGCCGTCGCTGTTCGTGGTATCAGATACCAAGATTGAAGATTTAAGATTACAAAGCGGGCGAACGCCACGGTGGCCGTCGAACGCGCTGCCGTTGCTCAACGTGCCGTCCGTGTCGACACGGCGGACGAGGCGGGCGTCCGACGAATAAGGCGTACGAAGCCACCAATACCAGCCCTTTGAAGTGCTGTAATTCGCATTTGTGTAACCGTCGCTGTTGTTTACGCATTCCGTCGAAGGATACGCGACGCGGGAAGCGTCATTGCTGAACATGGCAAGCAACGCGCCTTCGGTGATACTATTTTCATTCGCAAGCCCCACTTCGGTGGTGGACGCAAGGAACATTTTTGAAGTTACTGTTTCGTAACTGCCGCCGTCCGTTACGGTGTTCTTTGCGACGGTCTGCGTTGTGTCCAGCAGTTCCGCAACAAACTTCGGTTCGATCATAGCAAGGAAGCCCGCCCAAGACGTATACGGATTATATGTTACGTGTGTGTCCTTCGTGGTCGGCGCTTGATCCGCGCTATGCTGTGCGCTGTACCATGCACCCGCCGCCGCATTGCTGTTCAGCCATTGCAGAAGGTTTGAATGCAAGTATCTGTTGTTACCGTATGACTTCCGATCGCTGTTGCTGTTGTTCGGCTCTTTCGCGTCGAACGCCATGATCTGAATGATCTTTTCCGTAATCAGCGTTACGGAATTTGATGGATAGCCGGAATGGTTCTTGTCGGCGACTTTGAAAACGATCTTTGCACCGAAGCGCGATTGATACGCCGAAAGAACCGGAACTTCGATCTTGTCGCCCACGTTAAGTGTGCTTATTGCTTTTGACATTGTGCCACCTCCGTGTTTTTGAATAAGCTGTTGTAATACTGATCCGTATTCCGGATCAAGTGATAGCAATTACCCTTTTCGGCATGTCCCCTCCAGCTTTGATACGATTGTTCAACCGTCTTAACGTCGATACGTCCCGCCGCCCGAAGGTTCGAAAACTTCTTCAATTTCCGCTTCATGTTGTTTTTGCTTCGGCGGCGCACTTTGCGGATTACCGCGCCCGTTTCAGTCAAATACGTATGAAAGCCCAAGAAATCAACGCCGTGTTTCAATGGGTAAATGTTCGTTTTCGCATTCAGCGAAAGCCCGCGCGCTTGTACGAACGCTTCAATTTCCTTCCGGCAATGCCGCAAGTAATCTTTATCCTTGTGGATCAAGAAGAAGTCGTCCATATAGCGCCCGTAAAATTTGATACCCAGCTTTTCCTTGATAAAATGATCCATGTCGTCAAGGTAAAGAAGGGCGAAAAGTTGCGAAGTCTGATTGCCGATCGGTATTCCGACGTTGCCTTCCGTGCTGTCAATGATTAGATCAACAAGCCATAAAACGTCCGGATCGGAAATCTTCTTGCGGATTAAGGTTTTCAAAACGTCATGCCGGATCGAATAGAAATATTTTGATATATCGCATTTCAGTATCCAGCCGTCAACGCCGCTTTGACGGTAAAACCTCCGCAAGAATTCTTGAAGCCTGTCAAGCCCGTAATGCGTCCCTTTGCCCACTTGTGAAGCGTAATTATCCCGAATGAAAGAACGTGTAAAGCGCGGTTCAAGCACGTTATCGCAAAGCGAATGTTGAACCACTTTATCCTTGTATCCGTTCGACATAACGACGCGTCGTTTCGGTTCGTAAACCTCGAACGTATTGTACGGGGACATGGTATATTTCTTTGTCCGTAATTGAACGCTTAACAGATTGAGCGCTTCAAGAAGGTTTACTTCGAACTTTGCCGCCGCTCCCTTCCACCTTTTGCCCCTCCGCGCCTTTCGGTAGGCATGATATAAATTTTCGAAACTGTGTATCTTCTCAAAGTCTGTCATAATAAAAAATCCTCGCTGTTTATAACCGTTGCCAGCCGCCATGCGCGGTATGCTCCGGTATCGGCGATCCTGTATTTGTCCCCGCCGTGGATAGCGGCGACGGGATACACCTTCCTTTGATGATGGTATTCTGCTTTCGGCTTTCGCCTACTCGTTCGCGTGTTCCATCGAAGCGGGCGAACGCCATTGTTGCCGTTGTACGCGTTGTTGTTGTTCAACGTGCCGTCCGTGTTGACATTGCGGACGTTGCGGGCGTTCGACGAATTAGGCGTGTCAAGATGTACCCCGAAACGGTTTTCAAGCCCTCGTTTTGTCCCGCTTTTTCCACGCGGTTATCATGTACTTTACTTCAAGCGCTATTTTGCTCCAATATTCGCAACTGCTGAAAGAAATAAAGCCCATTTCCTGCGAAAGCTCTATGAAAAATAGAAGTTCCTTGCAATAGGTCAACGCCTTTGCTTGTAGCCTCTGCCGTTCTTTGAATTCCTGTGCGTCGCGAAGATCAAGTTCGTTCGCTTCAAGCGCACATTCGTAAATATCAACCGCTTTATCCTGTATCCTGTTCACAAGTGTAAAGCGGTATTTCTTCGGGAAGCGTTCTGTCGAATTCGTGATCGTGAATGTGTGTTTCACAAGGTCTTTCGCCTTCACAATTACGTTGAATTCCGAAGGCTCTTTGCGTTCCCGCTCCGGTCTTTGCATATATGCACCGTCCTTTCCGCATTTGCTCGATCATAACGGTATCGTCGGCGCACCCCTCGAAATCGAAGCCCACGTCGGTAACGGTCAGCGTTGCCGCGTTTCCCGATACCGTCGTTCCGGTTATTGTTACCCGCTCCACGCCGCAAGTGTCGCAAGGCGGGGACAGTTCCGCAAAGATATTCCCGATCACGCACGACAATTCCGCCGCCGTGCAAGCGTAACGCGTCAGCATTCTATACGCTGTAACGCTTCGTTCCAAATACCCGTTGACGCGATCCCGTCAAGGTCTGCAAACAGGATCAAAAACGGATTGTCGGAAATATCATTGAAAAGCACAAGTTCGATCAAGTCAACGCGCGCGTCAAGCGCGTTCGTGATGTTGACAAGATTTGTTACGGCGTTTTCGTCCAAGATTTCTTGAAGCCCGCTGAACCAGCTATTAAAATCCGCCGCCGCCTGTGCTTCGAAGTCTGCCATGTGCTGTTCGAATGCGTCGTACTGTGTGTTGCCCTGCAATTTCAGCGAATTCATATACGATACAAGGGAATTGTATTCCGCCGCTGAAAGGCTTTGATATTCCGCAAACCACGCTTGAAGTTGTGCGTTAAATGCTTCGGTGTCGATCTGATCGACGACGGCGGCGACAATGCCGCAAAGCGAAGTATCCAGCCGCTTGTCTGTGATATTGCTTTGTGTGATCGCGGTTACACCCGCGCCCACGTAAATGTCAGCAACGGCAAGTTCGTAAATGTCCGCGTCCCTCTGCAACGCTGGCGCGGTCGGCGACGCGCTGAAAGGCGAAGATTTTACCGCCGAAATGATTGTGCGGTTCGTTAAATCCCAGCGGATCACGACGCGATCAATTCGGTTCAACTGTCCGTCCGCCGTGTCAAGCGATACGGTTAGATCGCCCGTGTTGTTGTAGAAATAACCGTTGATCCACGCTTTGCCCGCCTTCAAGGTTACGTCCATGCCGCTACTGACAACGACTTGAAGCCCCGTTGAAGGAAGGGGGAAAACGCCGTTCCCTATGAACGAAGCGAAGTATTCCGCCCAATCTTCCGCCTTGTACGTGCGATCGTGCGAAACGCTGTTAAAGAAACTCGATTTTTCCATGTTTACACCCCTTTATTTTGTAATCTGCCGAATTTGTGTCAACAACGCTGGCAAACTTTCGCCGAAGGTAATGTCGATTTCTTCGCCGCTCGTTTCGTACGTTTCCGCAATTTCAGTAATTCGAACGTCAATGCGGACGTTCCAGCGTTTGTTTATACAAGTCACGCGGTCGCCCAAGTCGTAATCAACGCCGTATTGCAAGTTCGCGTTTGTGTTGATTTTCGATCCGAACGCCAGCGTTTCGGCGTATTGCTCTAACTCTTCAACGCCGCGCGCCGAAAGCAGGGCGATATATTGCGCGTCGGTCAGCGTGATTGTAACTTCGTTTTCTTCGTATTCCTGTACAATGTCCGTTGCATTGATGAATACTTCGTCCCGCTCCAATCCTGCTGCCGAACTGCCCACTTCGGCAACCTTCCGGACAACGCCTTCTTTTTCCTCGCCGCCGACGTACGCCGTTGATTTAAGGTTTTCAACGCTGTTCGTGTATTCCTGTTCAACGATGTTGTCGAATTCCTGCGAAAAGATACAAGGCGCGTTTCCTTCGGCGTTGCCCGCCGTAAGATCGCGCCCCTTGTAAACGGAAAACGTATGCGCGCCCGTGCGCGTGTCTGTCGTTACCCGCATTCCCAGCTTCGCCGCCTTCGCCGCCGTTTCCGCCGCAAGCTGGGCATTCGTGAACTTTTCGGAAGCGTAATCAATCGTTCCGCTTCCTGTGTCCGCGTCGTCCGTTGCGATCGAAAAGGATGGGATATTGCGAAGATCGCCCGCTTCCGTGCAAGTCTGCCGGACGATGGAATATAAAATGTTCTGCGTTGTATCCTGTGTTATGATCTGATTTGTGATTATGCGCTTTCCGATCCACGATAGAAGGAATTTGCCTTGAACTTCGATTTCCTCCAAGCCCTGCGAATTCTTCGTAATGTGAATATATCGGATTTCCGCCGCTTCCTTCCCGCCGCGCTTGATAATGATATTGTTCTTTATCAGCAAGTCGGCGTGTTCTTCGGTGAACGGGACAAGCAATTTGAATTCGCCGCACGTCCAATAACGGCGCGTCCATATCAACGAAGAAATCTTTTCGATAATGCCTTGAAGCACCATTTCGCGATTGTATACGTATAATTCCATCATTACACCCCCAAATAAAGGTTATTATGATAGATTGATACTTCGAGATTTTCGGCGTTCGTGTCTGCTGAATAGCGGAAAAGATTGTCGCCCACGGAAAGCTGTAAATACGAACTATCAACGTCAAGATAACGGAAAGCGTCAACCGTCGCGCCGTCCCGTTTCAGCTTTACCGCCTTTTCGCCGTATCCGGTCGAAACGGTCAGTACGTCGCCCGCTTGAAGATCGATATTCAGCTTGATAAATTCTTGCGTGTTGACGTTCAAAAGCTGGGGATTTGACAGTTCGCCCAGCGCGCGGAATTCAATTCGGATACCCGCTTTCACGTCGCCGGAATTGTACACGTTGACGATCAAAGACGGCTGGCGATAGCCGATTTCCCATCCGTCGAAAAGTTCCAGCCCGTCCGGAACAGGGAATTCGAAGCCGCCGATCCATGTTGCTATATCTTCGCGCGCTTCCGCTTCTTCCCGCCAAAAAGGATTTAGGCAAGTAAGATTGATCGCGAACTGCTCGAAGATCGGCTTTCGTGTGAATAACGGCGCGTCGTCGATCTTGCAACCGATAACCCGCTTGAAGTCGCCGAATTCATACGTCAACGTTGCTTCATATTGCGGATTTAATACGCGGTTCAACTGTCGGCGTAATGCTTGCGCCGCCTGTCTGTCCCGCTCTTTGATGAAGCCGACAATATCAATATTGCGGCTTTCAATTCTGTATCCCAAGTACGTGTCGCCGTCCTGTCCCATGCTGTTTGTGCTGTAAATAGCGTTTCGCACGTCGGAAAGCCCTGTAACGTCCTTGAAATTCACGTGGTACAAAGAAGCGGGGGAAAACACAATGCTTTCCCCGCGCTCGTTCGTGTAGGTTAGTTTTTCTTTTGCTCTCATGCCATAACCTCCCGCGCAATTTGTCTAAACTGCCGCGCCGCTTCGCGCTGTTGCTTCGCATAGCTGGTTTCGTTCGCATAGATGTTTTGCGTAACGTTGACGTTCGGCGCGCTCTGTCGGTCGGTGGTTCGTGTGCTTGTCCGGCTGTAATCCGGAACGGCGGACGCGGTTTCGCGTCGGATCGTCTTTTCAACGCCGCGCATTTCGCGGGCGAAGCCTTCGCCCAAGCCCTGCGCCATGTATTCGCCGATACCCGCAAACACTTTCGAAGGGGAAGCAATGTCCATTTCATCTTCGACGGCGGCGACAATATCTTCCATCATGTCGCGGACGTTGCTTTCAAGCCAGCCGCGCATATTTTGGAAGCCCTGCCAGATCCCGCGCACCATTTCTTCGCCCGCGTCTGTGAAGCGGGAAACGAAGGAACGAAGCGCCGTAACAATCGGTTCGACAATCTGCGAAACTTTGCTTGTTATCTGCGGAATGCCCGCCACCATACCTTGTGCAATAGCCTTGTCGATGTTCTGCCCCTCCAGCACGAATTTTTGATGTTGTGCCGTAAATGCTGTAAGTATACTTTGAACAATCTGCGGTATTTTCTGCGTAATTTGAACAATCGCCGTTACCATGCCGGAAGCAATGTTCTTGTCGAAATCCTGTCCGGCTTGATTAAGCCTTTGCGCCTGTGCTGTCAATCCGGTAATAACCCGCTCGACAATCGCGTTGATCGCGCCGGAAAGCCCTTCGATATTTGCGATAATGCCGTTGTTTACTGCGTTTACCGCCTCCGCCGCTGTCAGCGCACCCGCTCCGCCCATTGCGGCGGTCATGTCGGACGATACGCCGTCCATGCTGTCGCCGAAGCCTACGCCCACGCCGTCCGCCATGTTTCCGCCGATTTCAGCGAAAACCGTTGAAGGAGAATGTATGCCGAAGAAACTTTTAATTCCGGATACAAGGGACGAAGCCCAGCCGGATACCTTTTCCCATAGCCAGCCCGCCGCGCTACTAATGCCCTCCCACAAGCCGTGAAGAAGGTTTGCGCCCGCGTTCACAAGTTCGCCGCCCAGCGACGCGAACGCTTGCACAATGCCGGAAACGATTTGCGGAACTGCTTTCACGATTTCAACAATGATCGTCGGCAAGTTCTGAATGAGCGCAACAAAAAGTTGTACGCCCGCCATAATGATTTGGTCGATGTTTCCGATCAACGCGTTTACAATTCCGCTGATGATCTGCGGGATAGCCGCCACGATCGTGGTTATGATCTGCGGCAATGCCTGTATCAGCGCAACAAGAAGATCGATACCCGCTTGAATGATAAGCGGTATATTTTCCATAAGCGCCGTTATGATCCCGTTTATGATTTCCGGAATAGCGGCAACGATCGCCGTTATGATTTCCGGAAGTGCTGTAACAAGGGAAGTCAAAAGGTCGATACCCGCTTGAATGATCTGCGGGATTGCCGCCAGCAATCCGTCGATCAAGCTGGTTATCAACTGCGGAAGCGCCGCGACAAGAACGGGGATCGCATTTATAATGCCCTGCGCCAGCCCTGTGATAAGCTGTAAAGCCGCGTCGATCAGCAACGGGATATTGTCGATAAGAACTTGCACAATGTCCGTTACAAGCTGAACCAGCGTCGGAACAAGCGTCGGAAGGGATTGTGCTATTCCGTTCGCAAGTGTTACGATCATTTGAAGGGCGAATTCAAGGAAGGTCGGCAACATATCCGCCAGCTTCGAAACGATGAAATCAACAAGCCCCAGCAAACCTTCGGAAAACTGTTGCGCCGCGTCCTGTGCGCCGGAAAGCGCGCCCGTTAAGCCGCTTCCGATCACTTCAATAAACGGCGTGATCTGCTGTAAAAGTTCCGCCGCAAGCTGTTTCAGCGTTGTAATAATCGGTTCTGCAACCGCTCCAAGCGCCGCCATCGCGTCGTTAAGCTGTGCCGTCGCTTTCTGTGAAGCGATAATATCGCCGTTTACCTCTCTGTATTTGTCCGCCGCGTCAGAATAAAGCCCGTTCAACGTTTCCGTAATAAGGGCTTGCCGTTCCTGCTCCGACGTGCAAGCGTCAAGGCTTGCTTGAAATTCATCTTCGGAAACGCCCGCCCAATTCAGCGCGTCAGCAAGCCCGCCCGTGATCGCGCCCGTTTTCGCGGTTTCGTTTGCCGCTTCGGTCAAGTTCTCGATCGGTAAGCTGTCGCCGAATGTCGCGTATACGCCCGTCGCTATGTTCGTCCACTCTGCAAGTTCCTGTTCGGTGTTCGCAAGCTGGGCAAGGTGGGCGGCGGCTTCGGTCGCCTGTCCGTCGTCACCAAGAATTCCGTATAGTTCGGTATATGTATTCTTTGCGGCTTCGGCGGAATGCCCCGCCGTTGTAAATCCCGTTTCAAGTTTGCCCATGTTTTCGCGGGCTTCGCGTGTGTTCTCTGCAAGCCCCAAGAACGCACCCGCCGCCGCGCCTACTGCCGCGCCCATTGCGGTAACTGCCGCGCCGAACGCTTTTCCGACTTTGCCGACGCTTTCGCCGACGCTCTCCCAATCAACCTTTGAAGTTTTCAGCTTTTTTGAAGTGTCGTCGATCTCGCGCTGAATTTTAATCATGTCGGCTTTCGTGTTGTTAAGGTTTGTTTGCATTTTCTGATATGCGGGATTTGTCGGTTCAATACCGTTGTCGCGCATTTTCTTCAATGCTTTTTCAGCCGCCGCCGCTTTCTTCGCCTGTTCGTCGAACTGCTTTTGAAGCGTCTTTTGCTTCGCGGTCAAGGCTTCGATACTGTCGGCGTTATCGGCGAATTCCGCCGAAGCCAGCTTCATTTCTGAACCAATTTCGCGAAGGGAAGAATTTATTTCTTTACAAGCGGCGCGGTATTCCTTTTCGCCTTCAACAATTATTTTTTGCTTGATCTGCTCTTCTTTTGCCACTTATATCCCCCCTAACACGTCGTCAATATCAACTTCTTTCGGATCGGGCTTGAAGCGATCCGGATTGAATTCTTTGTGAATTTTGAAAAGCGTCAAAATTTTATACGGTGTCATACGCCATACTTCGGCTTCGCTCCACCGAAGAAGCGTAACGCCGATATAAAGAAGGCGGGCAAGGTCGATTATTCCTTGCCCGCGCTCCCGTTTTTTCCGATTTCCTCTTCGTCGTCGTCCTCTTCATCGTCCTTTTCGGGCGGTTCGGGCGTTCCGTTGTTGCCCATCGAAAACGCCTTGAAGATAGCGGACTTGACTTCCGCAAAGTTGCCTGTATGAATAAGCCGCCCCACCTGTTTTTCGGTAAGTTCGGCTTCGCCTTCGTCCGCGCCTTCGTTCAAAAGCACGGTCAAAAGCCAGCGCAAGTTTTTAATTCCGTCCTTGCCGGAAAGCATTGTATCAAGGCGATCAAAGCCGCCGAATTTGTCTTGCATTTCGTCGATCGCGTTCAAACTGAAAAGAAGGTGTCTTTCCTTGTCAAGCTGGATCGGGAAACGTCCGTCTTTAATTGCGCTCATAGCATAATAAGGCGGGAAGCCCGTTTTACCGAACTCCCCGCCTTGCCCCCTTTCTGTAATTGTCGTTATGCGCTTGCGTTGTTAGGTTCGCGGACAGCGGTAAACCAGCTTGCCGCCACTTCGTTGTCGGGCGCGGCGACGTGTTCAGCCTTCCACAAACCGTCTGCACGTTTGATAAACTGTCCGGTAATTTCGGGCGTTGCGAATTCGATACTATCGCCCTTCGTGGTATAGCTTTCGTCGGGGATAGCAAATTTGACTTTGTAAAGCCAAATATACTTGTACTGTCCGCCAGCCTTCTTTGCGCGGAAGCCAATAGCGAAGTACGGCGCTTCGTCCGCCTCGCCGCCGTAAACAACGTTGTCGTCGTCCTGTGTCTGTCCCAGCAATGCCGCAAGGTCAGCGGGCAAAAGGTCGTTGACGTTAAGGACAAGTTCGCCGGAAACGAATTCTTTTACGATTTCGTCCGCGCCGTCGTCAGCATAAAGGACGGCTTCGGCGATCTCTACGGACAGTTCCGCCGAAATAGCCTTCGCCATTCGTACGGGCGTACCGTAAGTTTCTCTGCCTGTGTCGTCAACGGTAATGGGCGCGCGGTAAAGGTCGCGCAATCCGATAGTTGCCATGTTTTATACCTCCATATACTTGATTTCTACGGGAACGTGGTAATATCCCGTGTCTTGTTCGTACACTTCCGGATCAATGACGATCCCGTAAAACCCAGTCGCTTTAAGCGCCTGTTTAGCGCGGGAAAGAAGGTCGATGTAATCATACTTCGAAAAGATGTTTACTTGATACGTGTATTCCGTCGCGCCGCTTTCGTCGTCCGAAAAGTGCGTGTCACGCCCCACGACAAGCTGATACGTGATAAAGCAATTCGCCTTTCCGCCGTATTTAAGGCGTTCGACGGGAACGCCCAGCCCTTCAAGCGTGTTTTTCAATAAGCTGTCAACGTTCATTTTGCTTTTCCTCCCATACGCGGCGCATTTCGGTTAAAACCTCGTCGCCGCTTTTTTCAGCCGCCGCCGTGAACCACGGACGCGCGGGCATATTTGAACGCCCGTAATTAAGCACAAAGCCTTTTTCCGCGTTCCGTACGCCGTGACGGTCTTTTCCGGTCGGCGCAACCTCCACCAGCTTCGCCCCGTCCTTTTCTTTGACGGAACTAACCTTTATGGACGCAAGAAGCGCGCCCGTGCTTCGTCTGCTGTTAAATCGCGTTTTGATCTCGTTCTGTTGCGCTCTTTGAGCAACCGCGCCGCCAGCTTTCAGCATTTCCGGAACGGCTTTTTCCGCCGCTTCGCTTCGCCGAAGCATAGCTTCTTCGACTTCTTCAAGCCCTGTAACGGTTAATTTAGCCATCTTCGCCACCCTCCGTCGCTTCCTGCGCTTCCGGAAGGTTTACCAGCGTCAACTCTGTAAATTCGCCGTTGCCGTGCAAATAGGTTCGAATGACGCGATACCGTGTCCCGCTCGAAACGGGATATTCCACGATCTGCTGTCCGCTATACTCGAAGGAATAAACGTCGAATTTCAATTCCGTTGTATAACCCGCTTGCGCCGCCTTGTAGAACTCCGAAAAGCCTATTGATTTCTTGTCGGCGAAAACCGTTGTTGCGGTTTCGTCGCGGGGAACGGGGAAGCCGTGTTCGTTTGTGCGCGGGGAAGGATCAGCAAGTGCGATCAATGTTATTTGTTCGCTCCATCTCATTCTTCAACCCCGCTTTCCTCGATATAGTCGCCCGCTAAACTCAAAGCGCATTTCAGATAATCGTATGCGTTGCGGTATCTTTCCGCGTCGTCGTTGTATCCGAATTCCGCCTTTGCGTAAAGTACGATCGCCCGTGAAATCAAGGGATCAACCGCCGAAGCGGTCGATCCCTCTGTTTCCGGAACGATGATACCGACAAGGCGAAGATCGGCGATCGCGGCGTTAATCAAGTCGGTTACTTCGTCGTCGAAGGCGTTTCCGCTGATACGCAACGCCAGCTTTACCTTGTCAAGCATTGTTCAACCCTCCGTTACGCGGACGCGGAAGCCTTAACCAGCTTGACGATAGCTTCGCCGATAGCTGGCT